GCCCGATCGCGTTCACGGTTAGACTCGTCCTTGCAGTCGCCCGAGCAGTAGCGCGCCAGCGGCCCGCGATCCGGCGGGATCTCCTCACCGCAACGCTCGCACTCACGATCAGGAAGCGGCACGCGATCCGGGTCCTGGGCGACCGTCGCCAGCGCCCGTTCATGCCGACTTGCAGGCACCCGCTCGAAGGCATCGCGCCACATCTCGACCATGCTGCTGAGGACGCGCCGCCATTCGGCCCGTTCCCACCCGACCGGCTCCGCCGTGAGCGCAGCGGCCAGCGCATCCGGCCACGCGATCTCGAACGGGACGCCCTCCCGCCGCGCGTCGGCGAGCTGCTCGACCAGAGCGGCGGCGGGATTCGTGCTCAACCCCGCCGCCACCGTGGATCACGCAAAGGTCGAGCTTGCGTAGGCGCTGCCTCCGACTATCGCCGTACCGGACGGGTAGCGCGGGATCGTTGCCACATATTGCCGTACGCCCAACACAGCCTCAAGGCTACCGGCCACGGTTGGGGGATACACAAACGGGATGACGGCTCCCTCCATGTGGAGCACCGTTTCCGGCCGCGAGACGAGAATCTGTTGGTTGGATGTCGTGCCAGAGTTGGGGATTTGATCCTCGGCGAACAGAGCCAACCCGACCAACACATACCCTGTGAATCCTTCGGCCAACGAATCGCCATCCGAGCGGATCGGCAAGCGGTTGGCGGTGAAGTCAGGACTGAATACGGGCCTTCCCTGGGCATCGGCCCACGCCGCGATGTAGTCACAGATGTCCGAAGACGCGAACATATGAGTGCCCCTCAGACGCACTCCGGCGGTGTCGGCCAACTTGCTCTTCCCGTGCTTAAGATCCCCGAGGAGCCCGCCGACCCCCGGCAGCGATCCGACCGCCGCCGTCAGCGAGAACGTGCCGTTGTTGGTCACGGCCTGCACAGCACCCGCGCTGATCGTCTGCTTGATCGCATATTCATCTATTTGTGCGTCGAGCTGATTATGGATTTGATCGAACATGACGAGATCACCGGCGACGCCTGGCCCAGCGCGATCGAGGAAGGGCTGGGAGACGAGAATCTCGCCCGACTTCAGCACCACGGGCGCGTTGATGAGATTCGTGACGGGAGTGCCTTCCGATACTGGCGAGCCCTCTGTCACTGTCCCTACGCTTGCGCCGGTGGTGACCTGGGCTACGTAGACCTCCATGCCGTACTCGGGAAGCGTTTCGGGCGTGCATTGGCTGGCATAGCTACGGAAGGGCGAACGGTAGGCCACCCATCGATCAAGCAAGATCGCGGGTGGAACGAACGCGGCCCCACCACCACCGGAAGCAGAGGCTGTAGCACCACCACCGGTGGTGAACACTCTCAGCTCGTCACGCGTGAGCCTGCGGTGCTGCTCCTCATCCTCACAACGATGGCCCTCGTGGAGCATCCGGCGGATCGCCTTCCCGTACCGATTCGTCGCGCGGGTGCGCAACGCACGGGTCACGTCTTCGCCGTGCCGTGTCAGACGAGCCTCGACTGCCGATGCGCTCAGGTCGCTGGCACCCGACCGACTGGCGAACAGTCCCATAGCCCCGGGCTCGACGCTCGCGATCCTGTCGGCTATCCACGAGTGAGGAGAGCCCGCGCCATATGGCCCCGGCTCGGCGACCACGCGGGCTGCTGCTTCATGACGGTGCTGGACCTTGGCGAGCTTCTCGTCCGCGTCGAGGAGACTCGTAGCGGCGTTTACCTTGTTGGTGAACTCACGGTACTGCTCGGCGTCGAGCTTGTCAGTCTCCCTACCGGCGACCTTGGCCGCAGCGCCGGCAGCGTGACCCTCGGCGGAGTTGCTGAGCTTGCGACGGATCGAGTTCAACTCGGCCGCTTTGGCCTTGTGCCGTCTTGCCTGAGTCTCACCCGAATGCTCGGCGTCGCGGTCGCGTTGATCTTTCCATACAGCGAGGTCGGCCTCCTGCTGGAACTGGTCAACGAGGGCCAGGAACTCCTCGGCCTGCTCCCGGGTTTCCGGCTTCCAGGTGCCATCGACCAGGGCTCGCGCGTTCTCGAACACCGCCCTCATCTCGCCAGGTGACTTAGATGACTTGCTCATGATTTCCTACCTTCCTCGGGGCGACCTTATCGACCCGTCTATGTGAGTTACGCGGCTGTCCGCGTTCTGTTTGTGAGCCACTCGCGCAGCTCCGACACATTGCCCGGCTTATCCGGCGACCCGAGCAGCTCGGCGATCTCCTCGCGGTACACTTCCAGCGCGGTCTCGCGCATGAGGGCGACCAATTCGTTGCGCTCCCTTTTGGGGGGCGAGTTTTCTTGCGCGAGACGATCCGACTGCTCGAACTGCTCTCGCTCGGCCCGCGCCATCTCGGCGACTTGCTCCTTGTGCGCTTCGCCGCCAATGCCACGCCCACCCAGATCGGGCCATGTCTCGGTGCGGAGGTACTCGATCGCTCCGGTTTCGGTTCGATGCAGTCTCAACGCTGGCAAGCCGAACAAGTAGGCACGGATCGCGCCCGGTGTCGCGTTGTCTCCCGGATGCGCGCCAGTGACCTGGCGAATCGCCGCGAACAGTTCGTCCTCGTTGAACGGGGTCGTGGGGAGCGCCTCCCACACGGCGCGCAAGCGCGCCTCCTCGGCGGTTACGACTTTTTGCCTCATCGTGTCACCTCACGAGCGAGCGTCTCGCCGAGTAATGCGAGGGTGTACGCTACGGCCGGTGTGAAGCCATTGTTGATGAACGGCAGCATCGCCGCTCGCCGCTCGCTGACCGTCGGCTTGGAGCCTGCGCGTGCTCTCGGGTGCATCTGCCGGCCACGGAGGGGTGGCGACTGGGGGTGAAAACTTCCGCGTGTTCGCATGTCACTTTCCTTTCCTGCGCCGGCCCTTGCGGCTAGCGCTCTGTGTTGCGTCGCCCCTGTGGCTGACGCTCTGTCAAGTCGGTTGCTCATGATTCGGGCCAAGAGTCGTCGGGGTTGGGATCGAATGGTGAGGAGCGCTTCCCATCCAGGCCAACAATTGTCACTGGGCTGCGCGAGCGCCGCCTGGCTTTGTCGTTTTGGTGGTTGGCTTCCCAGAGTTGCTCCGCCGACATCTCCTCGATCGGGATGAACTTCTGCCCGCCGGGCTCGACGTGTTTCACTTCGGGGCGCTGCGCCTCCGCCGCCACCCGGCCGTATCCTCGGAGCCAATCAGCGAGCGTCACGGGGATCACCACCGAAGGCCATGTCAGCAGGGGTTACAGGAGCGTTCAACTTCTGGACGACGTTGCGGTTGACCAGCTCGATCGCCTCCTCGTCGCTCTTACCTTCGGCGACGTACATCAGAAAGGCTCTCTTCTGCGCGTCTTCGCCTCTAACGCTTGCGAGTTTCATAGCTGCACCCGGTACGGGTCGTATCGCTGATCGAGTCGCCCACGCGACGGCCAGCGGGCCGGATCGACGTCCTCGCTGCCCGCCTTCCAGTCCTTCCAACTCTCGTAATACGCCAACGCTTGCCGACGATGGTCGAGGAACTCATCGTCGCGCGACCACTTGCGGATATCCGCCTCGCTCACGGCCGCCCGCTTCGCGGCCTCGTGCTCGTCTCCGCACGATCCAAGCTGAGAGAGGTAATCCTTCGCCCCCTCCGGCAGGGTCGATGCGATCAGATTCCAGGACATCTCAGACCCAATCCCTCGATACGTGTCGCGGCCGGTCGTGTCGGCCGTTGCCGCGCCGGGAGTTACAGCTGAGGTGAACCGGGACGAGCAGGGTGGGGTCCAGGGCGAGCCGGCGGCGGGTGTTCTCGTCGAGTCCGCGCGTGCGACTAACAGGCAAGCGGTGATCCACACTCGGGCTCATCGGTGAGCGTGGCGGCGCATCGAAGTCGAGCGGGTCGCCACAGATGAAACAACTCTGGGCACCTGCGAGCACACGAGCACGCACTTTCCGCCACTGGTGGTTGTAGAGGTTCACGACGTGCCCCAACTTCCTCTAAAGAACTCACACGCCCACGTCAGCGCCACCAACGGTGTGATATCCGCGCCGGACTTCGAGCGGCTCCAGGCCCAACCATCCCCGAGGGAACGCTGCCCGGCACCGTCGAGGGCTACGGTCAACTCGGGCTCACCGCGATGGCGGAGCTTGCCCTCGTTGACGAGCCGCAACCAGAACTCGCAGGCTCCAGGAACCTCCCGAACGCCCAGCGCGATCACGCGGTCGATGCCGGCGGCGTGCTTGATCTCGGGCAAAAGATGCGCGACGCTCTTCTCGTCACAGAGCACGTACGGCCGGTCGGTCCCGACGTGCCGCCCGAGCGCCGGGAGTAGCCAATCGGTGCCCTCCCCATGATCCAGGACTGAGCCGTACAGCAGGCCGTCGCGCTCACCCACCGCCGTGATCGCAGCGGAGCGGCCCTTCGGCGCAACGTCCAGGCCGAGAACCACCCAATCAGGCCGGGCCGCGTCGGGCTCTGCGAGTGCGTTCCACACGTCCAAGTTCACCAGCGGCTCGCCCATCGACGCGACCCAACGATTCAGGTAGGCGCGGGCGAACTCGGAGCGAGCCATCGACTGCTGCGCGGCCCTCACCGCACCCTCGTCGACCGTGCGGCCAAGCGCCGGCATACAGGACCGCCACGTCTCCGGGTCGGCCGGGTCGGCATCATCCGGTGCGGACCACTCAAAGTAAGCCAACCCCTCCGTGACGCCGGCCTCGACAGCGAGACGGCCGCCCTGCACGCGCTCATACAAATACGGGCTCGCGTCCGGGGTGCCGGCCGTGCTCACAACCCACAATTGGGGGTCAGGACGGGTCATCATCGCGGGTCTGAGCGCCTGCTCAGTCCGCGCGTCCCCATACGCGAACGCCTCGTCGAGCACCCCCAGGTCGAGGACCATCCCGTGCCCACTCTTGGCCGTCGAGGCGACGAGCTGCACAACAGAACCGTTAGAGAACCGCAAGCTCTCCCGGCCAGGTGCCAAATACGCTGTCACCTGGGTCCCGATCGCGCTCGACTGCACCGCCGGCAACCAATCTTCCGCCAACTTCTTTCGCGCATCCAAGCCCGACTGCGCCGTGTACACCGCGTTCGTCCTCGGCGTCAACAACGCGCGGACAAGCAACAACACGAGAACCAAAAACGACTTCCCCTGCTGGCGCGGAACCGTCAGGACCGCGTCGCGGTAGACCAGCCGGCCCGTCACATCGACCTCTAGAGCCACGTCGGCCACCTGGCGCTGCCAAGGCATCAAGGGACTGCCGAGAACCTTCGCCACCCGCGCCGCAGCGCGTCCCAACGTCTCGCGCTCCGGGGTCCGGGCGGTCGCATAACGCGGCAAACACTCAAGCTCAGTCAGCGGCAAGGAGGGCCTCCCGCAACTCATCGAAACTCGCGGACTGGCGCAGCTCATCGATCATCGAGCGAAACTCGCGGGCCAGGCTCGATGCAGCCATCGCCGCCGTGCCCGTCGTAGCCCGGGTCGTCCAGTCCAACTTGTTTGCCAACGCCCGCAACCCCTCCACGCGCACTAGCACCTCCGGCGTCAACTCCGGGCCGAGCGACCGCACGAAGACGTCCACCGCAGCCTGCGCGGGACGGTGCCCATCCTCCTCGCGCCGGTCGGCCAACACCCGGCTCACGGTTGACGCGCTCACGCCCAACGCCTTCGCGGCCTGCGCCTGGGACCGACCTTCGCCAACCATCGCCACGATCGACGCGTGAAGATCAGCCGGCTTTTCGTTGCGCGATTTCACGCTAGCCGTCCCGAGATTCCACTTATAGGCCCACGTTGAAACGAGGCTCCAGGCGGGCGGTCGTGGGCAGGCACGCTTGTTTGACGACCCGCCCCCCGCACCCTTTTGTCTGCGACGGTCATGCTGCCTGCCTCGGCCTGTGACCGTGGGTATCGGCGATCGTCTCGCCGACGTGCTCGCGCAGTGCTCGCCTCACGACCGCGCCGAAGGTTCGCTCTTCCTGCACTGCGCGCTCCTGCACCGCGTCGCGCAGCGGCTGCGGTATCCGAACTCCGACGGTTGGGCTAACTGACACGTGGGCTCCCTTCAGACGACGAGATGTCTCGTTCACCTGCCGGGCTGCCCGTTTCCGGTGCCAATGGCTGCGGCTCGCTGCACAGTGTAGCGCCATGTACGGCGTTCACCTGCTTGCGCCAGCAGCGAAGTGTGTACAGCGCGTCGCCTGCATACTTGCGGGTGCTGCGGCGCGTCAGCCCTTCTCGGTGTTCACACGAGCGAGCGTCCTCGATCATCTCGATGATGTCGTCGAGCTGGCGGGTGAGTGTCGCTACGCCAGTGGTCATGCTGCTTGCCTCGATCGCATCGGCTTAGCGTGCGTCCGTGCCAGTGAGAGCGCTAGCAGTGAATGCAACGGCGCGACGCCAGCGACGACGTGCGCCGTCCTTACTGCCGCATTGCAGGCGCTCTCTGCCGTGACCGCGCCGACCGTGACCTCTTGGGCATCGACGTGCCAACGCGGCGGGATGTCGTGCTCGGCGATCGTCACCTTCCACATTGGCTGAGGCCAGTGCTCGGGTGCGCGGCGTGCTCGCTTGCGCTTCGCGGTCATGCCGCCCACCGTCCGCTCGCGAGCATCGCCCGGCCAGCGTGCGCGATCCCAACAGCGTCCGCCTCATCCTGCCCGTCCAC